CGGGACACAACTTGAGCATCAACAGATTGCACAACAGTGTCGTGAGCTGATTGAACAGTGTTTCCCACAGGTTTACGCAGCATTATGATTGTTTGGTCCGTTGTGTGGATGGTGGTTGTACTGCTTGTAGCTGTGTCTTACATCATCTATAAGGTACTTGATTATGACAACGTTACTTAATTACGTCGTTGGTATGTGGATGGTATGTACGCAAAGCTGGACTACGGTTGGGCTATGCGTACGTGTCTGGGAGTATATGCCTGTTTATGTCGGTGATTACATCCAGTTTGTCCGGTATGAGCCGTATTATGCTGAGAAACAGGCTCTTAAAAAATGACATAAATGTGTGAAGCCTATTAGCGTGGGGGCACGGACCCAGTTCCCCCCAGTGGGGTGGGTAGTATCATGAAATAACGGGGCACCCCCTAGTCATAGCAGCGGTTTAGAGCAGCTTCATACGGGTGTGCGCCGGGTTATACCGCGCTCAACCGGGCTAGCCGCGATCTAACTACCGCGCCCGCGCACACAACACCCGCCTCAATCTCTCGCGATCTGTTGGCCCGGTTAACCTACGGTTATCAATCAGCACAACACCGATAAGCAACGATGATAACCACTGCTACCACTGCGATCTGATGGGGTGATGTGACACTGCTGCCACCGACCACCGACCTTGCCGTGTATGCTGGATTCTGATGTCTGATTTGAAGGTCTTGATCTCGACTCTCCCTGTTAAGGGGGAGGAGAGTCTCGATCTTCAACCATCAGACACAGCCGGTGACCCTTCAGGCTGTCCCGTCTCTTCAGAACCTTGACAACTGCATAACTCGTTGCGACGCCTCGGTTCAGTCATCTGACCCAAAGCGTAGAGCCTGGAGGTGCTTGACCAGTTGGCCGGCCAGGATGTTACATTGTGTGACGGTTTCACCGTTAGCCGCAGCGCCTCATGCGGCATACAAGTATGCTCAAGGCACAGGGTTGTACCGATGCGACCCGCACTACATATGCACATCGGATAGGCAGACACGTGAGCGTCCTGCTGGGTGCAAGGTCCCGGCACTGTCATTGCTGCTCCCTAGGACGCAGCCATTTGTTCACTTACTTCTTCACATTTCATGTTCACTTATTCTGCAACTCGTACCTCTGCTGCTGCTGAGTTCGTCCACGTTGACCTGCTCCGTGGCGTAGCCATTGTGTCGTTCAAGAACGGCAACATGTATGAGTACAAGAACGTGTCTCGTCGTGCTATCGCTAGCCTTATGGCTAACCCTAACATGAGCATCGGGTTCTGGATCAACCACAACCTGCTTGACACCAAGCGTACCAGCTACAAGGTCATCCCTGACCTGACTGGTGCTCTGCCTGCTGCCTGATAGGCACAGCTCACGGGATCATAGCCCGCTGCCAGGTGCAATGCCTGGCATGAGCCTGACACTTAGGTGTCAATGTTCCATTGCTTACACACACATGTACAACGTGTCACCTATGTTCGACGCACTTGCTGAGCGCTTCGATGACATGGACGAGATCAAGGACGTGGCCGAGTATGGCTGCGCTGCTGGTGTCTCCGACTTCATCTACTCGACAGAACTGTGCGAGTTCTTTGACAGGTACGAGGACGAGATCGAGACTGAACTTGATGGTCTCGGTATCAAGTACGAGGACCTAGTTGATACCGACTTGTTCTACACTATGCAGGACATGAAGGAGCAAGCTGTGTGGTGCATCGTTGAGATGTACTGTCACAACCGTGTCGATGCAGCCTGTGCTGTAGCCTGATCCGTTCAAGCGGGTGGCAAGGTGCGAACCCTTGCCCAGGTATTGCCCACGCACTGAGCGGGGCTATGTATTATCATGGACAACATGAACGCTTATCAACTTAAGCAAGCTGATCCCAAGTACACTGCCTTCGACCAGAAGATCAGGGACGCACATCAAGAGAAGCGACGCATCAACACTAAGCAATGCATTGCAATGCGTGAGGTGTGCCAACTCAATCATGCACTGGACCTGGTGCGTCAGAAGTCCTGGGACTTCGAGTCAACACCTGCCAAGACTGACAAGGTGCTCGAAGAATCAACAGGCTCCGATGGAGAGGGTTGGTTCTGGACGTATCACAATGCAGGTGAGGAGATGGAGAAGCTCATGATACAGAAATGTATCAAGGTCGCCAACCTTGCTGCTAATTATGATGTCTGCTCTGAACGTATCTCTGCTTTGATTGATAAGCAGAAAGAATACGGCGACAAACTTGTACAACAACACAAAGAAAAGGAGGTAACTCAATGACATTCAATGTGATTCTTGAAGACAACTGGACGAACAAGCTTACGTTCGCAACAGTTGAAGAGTGCGTGGACATGGATGATTGTATCAATCACATCCACGAAAACTTTCCATCTCACACTATCGAACAGATCAAGGAGGTTGCCTGATGCGTAAGATCGAACAACAAATGATCAGCGCCGTCAAGAACTGCAAAGACTGGCGCAACGATAACACCGAGGTGTTGTACTCACCATCACGTGAGGTGTCGTGTGTGTACTTACATAACAATCTCATTGCTACAATTAGCAAGGACGACGTTGAGGTGTATGATGGTGGTTGGCAATCCAACACTACCAAGTCACGCCTCAATGCTATCATCAACGGATTGTGTGATGGTTACAATCAAGGTATCTATCAACACAAGTATGTATGGTACATTCATGATGACAATGAGGGTAGACAGCGCAGCATAAACGCTGGCTACATTCACACGGACATCCCGTTCGAGCACGGCTATCGTTTCAATCGTATCAAATGATCCACACTGACAAGTACTACGCACAGCCTACTGTGTTCAAGCTCACTACATGTCTCGAAGACAAGTACGTACAGCTGGACACACATGGTAACGTGTCAAAGATGCAAAGCATCACAGGTAAGATAGGCAACACGTTCATGCGTGCTGTGTCCTATGTATCCAACAACGCTGCTGCTTACCCTGACAAACTATGAGAATCGCACTACTTGCACTCACTGTATTTGTGGGATCATACATTGGTCTCGCAGGTATTGACAATCTCAAGGACATGCAAGACAAACGCATGGTCGCCTGTATGGCTGCAAACCCATCGCTATGTAACAGGTGACGTACATCTTCAAGGACATAGATGCATACCATCGCTTGATGCGTATGACTGGTGACTCACAGCTTGCAGCACAATGCAGGCTACCCATTGGTACCTGGTCATGTATCTTCAGGGACGATGATGGTATCATCTACAATGCAAACACTGACAACACATGGAGTAGAATCAACTGATGATCTGGTCTGAATCAAACATCATCTTTGCCATCATTGGTATGGTAGGATTGTTCAGCACTGCTGTCATCTGGCAGCGTGCTAATCGTATCACCGGGAGGTACTATGGTAAAAAGTAAATCACTAGATGATAATTACTTTATTAAGAATGCCATCCTTTGTTGGCTGCACCACTATGGTGATCAAGGTCACAGGTGGGATGACATCTACAAAGAGTTAGCCCAACGTGACACATACATTAACATGGAGTCTAATGATGCAAAGCCCAAGCCACGTCCAGCCAGACGACGTAAGCCCAAGGACCCAGCTACCACAGCTTGATCTTTCACAATCATCATTGCGTGAGTACGAGGTCACCCTGTCAAGTGGCGAGACTATGTACATACTTGCCGCCAACTCTGAGGAAGCCGCATGGGATGCCTTAGAGTTGTCCATGGACAGACAATGCAAACTAACAAACGTAAGACGCACCGATGAGTGGTAAAAAACCCTACTTTCCAAACAACTGGAAGAAGTTCAAGGACGCACCTGCCGAAGCCTTTGTTGATCACCTCTTTGTTGAGGTCATGGACTGGAAGGTAGCAGGTTGGGAGCTGCCGTCTGATGTAGCCTGTATGATCCGTGCCACCAACCTCAAGAGTGGCAAGGTCAAAGAGCACATCTACAAGCGTCAGCACGCTGCTGAGGCAAAGGTCATTGACTACATGAACAAACAGACTCATGAGTTCGTTGTCTGTACTCATGATGCCATCCACTACATTCACCCCGAACAGCTCGATGACGAACGCGACATTTAACTTTCTTTTGGACACTCTGATGCATGAGATTGAGATGCATCCACACCGTGACGAACTGATTCAACTGATCCGCGAACAGCAGGAGGACGACAATAGCGACACCGTTTGAGATTGACAGACAAGTCAAGCTTGAGCGTGATCAGATACGGCAAGGACTCAAGCAACTACAAGAGAACACAAGCAACCTAGAGCACAAAGAGTATGCATCCGCTAGTGTGTACGGGGTGGCTTCTATTGAGCAGCTTATGCCTCTTGTGGCTGATCGTATTCATGCCACTCGTACATCTATAAGAGAGCGTAAGAACGGCAGAGCTTTTAAGGAAATCATACAATATCTTTCTGATATTGAGCCTGAAGCTGCTGCTGCTATTGCCTGTAAGGTCACCTTTGATAAGGTATTCAGTCCCAAGCCCAAGTCTAACCTTGTACAGAATGTAACCGATTCAATCGGTGCAGCTTTGGAAAACGAGTGTATGATGCGTTATTATGAACGCAACGTACCTGGTTTGTTGAAGTACATCAAGGACAAGTATTGGCACAAGTCATCTGGTACACATCAGAAGGTGAAGAATGTAATCACCTTGATGAACAGAGCTGATGTCAAACACTGGCAGGCTTGGGGTATACAACTGCGTATCAAGCTGGGTGGTTGGTTGTTGGATTGTATCTGCGAGTCATCGCACTGGTTCATGACACAACAACGACGTGAGGGACGTAAGACCTTCAACGACGTGGTTCCCACGCCTGAGTTCATGGAGATCAAGGACCAGGTGCTAGCCAACGCTGAGCTGTTCAGCCCGCTAGCCTGGCCGATGCTGATTGAACCGAACGACTGGACCAACGAAACCCCTGGTGGCTACTTGCTTAACGAGGTTATGCGTGGTCATCACATGGTACGCAGGGGCAAACCCTGCCTTATACAGGGGGAAACACCAATCGACTTTCTGAACAGGATTCAGAAGGTAGGATATGCTCTCAACGATCACGTAGTGAATGTCGCAAAGACATTTCAAGAACGTGGTGTTGAAGTCGGCAAGTTCATCCCTGTTGTGGAGATGCCTCTACCACCCAAGCCTCCTGATATTGCGGACAACAAAGAGTCTCGCAAGGACTATCGGAGGAGAGCTGCTGAGGTATGCAACACCAACGCACAAGCGTTCATGAAGTCATGTCGTACAAGGATGACAATGAACGCAGTGGAGATCTTCTCTAAGTATGAGAAGTTCTATATTCCATGGTCGTTTGATTATCGTGGACGTGCTTACCCTATCCCTGCATTCTTGACACCTCAAGATACAGACTTCGGTAAGTCACTACTTAAGTTTCATGAACAGTCGTTCATGACACCCGAAGCTGAAGCATGGCTAGCCTTTCAGGTCGCAACCACTTATGGTCTGGACAAGGCAACCATGCAAGAAAGACAGCAATGGGTAAAGGACAATCAATCTCTTATCACTCGTGTCGCAGAGGATCCGATCAGGAACCTGAATGACTGGGATGAGGTTGATGAGCCATGGCAATTCATGGCAGCGTGTGAGGAGTATCATGCATGTGTAATTGCGTGTACTAGACATCACACATCCCTGCCTGTAGCTACAGACGCTACATGTAGTGGTCTTCAGATATTGGCTGGACTTGCCAAGGACGCATCTACTGCTAAGCTGGTTAATGTCCTGCCATCTGATAAACCACAAGATGCCTACAAGGTTGTCGCAGAGCAGGCTACGCCTCATGTACCGGACAGTATCAAGCCGTACATGGACAGGAAAACCGTCAAACGAGTAGTTATGACGGTGCCTTACAATGCTAAGCCCTACTCTAACCGAGGTTACATACGTGAAGCCTTGAAGGAGAAGGGTGTCGAAGTTGATAAGGATGACTTGACCGCTACTGTCAAGGCGGTACGTGATGCCATGGATGTTATTGTTCCTGGTCCCATGTCCGTCATGTCATGGATTGAGTCAGAGGTCAGCAATGCTATTGACCGTGGTCTCACAGAGATCACATGGACAACACCATCTGGTTTCTCAGTTACACAACGGCTGATGAAACCTGACGTCAAGAACATAGAGCTGCAACTACTAGGACGGTGTCAGGTAAAGGTGTCTACAGGTGACACGGACAAGGTTGATAAAGCTCACCACAAAAACGCAACAGCTCCCAACCTTATCCATTCACTTGATGCAAGCCTCCTGCACCTATCTGCACTACGCTTCAACGCACCGATTTCCCTCATACACGACTCGGTTCTATGTCGTGCTACTGACATGTCTGTTCTTTCAGACATCGTTCGTGAAACATACATGCACCTATTTGCGGAGCATGAGTACCTAACCACCTTTGCCCAACAGATTGGGGCAGAGACTGACCCACCGATGTGTAACACACTAGAACCTGCATCGGTTATTGATTCCACCTATTTCTTCTGCTAAATGGCACGCAACACTATTGTGACTGAACAGCCCGTCGTTCTGGAGGGCTACCAAGCTGTGATGAAACCTGGCAAGTTTGGCTTTAGCCTCAAGGCTATCGTTAGTCAGGACGTAATTGACCAACTCGAACCCGACCGCACTGAGTCCCTGAAGTGGGCTGAGTCTAAGCTCAAGAACCCGAAGCGTTCTGTGCTGAAGCCTGAGCCTTGGGAAGAGGTGTCGGAAGGTAAGTACATTGTCAAGTTCTCATGGAATGATGAGACTGCACCTCCGATTGTTGACACTGAAGGTACGCCTATCACTGATTCTGATACGCCTATCTACGGTGGATCCAAGGTCAAGCTGGCTCTGTTCCAGAAGCCTTACATTCTCAAGGACGGTGTTACCTACGGCACAAGCCTGAAGCTGAAGGCTGTGCAGGTCGTCTCCCTTTCCAACTCTGCCGGTGTTGACACTGGTGACATGAACGACGCTGATGTGGCTGAGCTGTTTGGCTCTACCCAAGGGTTCAAGGTCGCTGACCCCAACGTTACCTTGAAGGAAGCGGAGCCTGAAGACGACTTCTGATGGCATTCCGATCCGGTCTCGAAGAGAGGGTCGCTGACCTTCTCGTCGAACTGGGTGTTAAGTACGAGTACGAAAGCACTAAAGTCCCATATGTAATCCAGCACAACTACACGCCTGACTTCATTCTTCCGAATGGTATCTGGCTAGAGTGCAAGGGTTACTGGGACAGTGCCGATCGAAAGAAGATCAAGTCTGTCATTCAACAGAATCCTGACATCGATCTTCGTATGGTGTTCCAAGCACCCTATAATAAAATCTCTAAAAAATCGAAGACAACCTACGCTGCCTGGTGTGATAAGCTAGGTATCAAATGGACGTCCTTCGCAAATATCCCATTGAACTGGCTTCTATGACCAGTGAGTTTGTTAGGCACATGGCGTGCCCACATTGTGGGTCGTCAGATGCAGCTAGCCTGTATGATGACGGCCACATTTTTTGTTTCAGGTGCTACACCCACACACCTGGTGATAGCACGGACCATGTTGTTCACAATCATCACATGCGCGATGTCCGATTACAAGGCTCAGCCGGAAGGCTGCAGAAACGGCGTATCTCAGAAAAAACCTGTGAGTTCTTCAAAGCCTACAAGGATGGAGAACAGTTACGCTTCCATTATTACAACAGCTCTGGCACGCTTGTCGGAGCAAAGATAAAAACTAAAGACAAAGACTTTCGATGTGAAGGTGAGGTCAACACCCTGTACGGGATGCAGAACTTCCGCCAAAAAACCACAAGCAAAACAAAGAAGCTTGTGATTGTTGAGGGCGAGATGGATGCATTGTCAGTATGGGAAGCACAGCCGAACTGGGATGTGGTGTCCGTACCCAACGGTGCAGCCGCTGCAAAGAAAGCAATCCAAAAGAACTACGAGTGGGTCAATTATTATGACAAAATCGTACTATTCCCAGACAACGATGAGGCAGGCCACAAAGCCGCGATCGAGATGGCGAGTGTCTTACCCCCTGGGAAGGCTTACATCGGCTTTCTGGAGGGCTACAAGGACGCCTCAGACGCTCTCCAAGCGCATGACGAAGAGGCAATACGTGCAGTTTGTAACTATGATCACACTCTGTACAAGCCTGACGGTATTGTTGACGCTAAATCACTCCTCGATGTAATTACAACACCCTCTCCACCATCAGATCATGACTATCCATTTCAAGGACTACAATCAAAGCTTCACGGGATCCGGTACGGAGAGCTTGTCACGATTACTGCAGGATCAGGGATTGGAAAATCGTCCTTCTGCCGTGACTTATGTACTCACCTGCTTAACAAAGGAGAACGGGTCGGTTACCTGGCACTTGAAGAGTCAAACCGCCGTACTGCTCTCGGACTTATGTCCGCAGCAGTCGGACGAAGCCTCCACCTTGGAGAGCATGATCGATCTGAGCTAGTAGAGGCGTTCGATGCTACGATTGCTAATTGGAACCTTCATTTGTTTGACGGTTTCGGCTCCTATGATCCTGATGTCATTTATAATCGTATCGAGTACCTGGCATCAGCTCTCGACTGTAGAGTCGTTTTCTTGGATCACCTCTCCATCCTCCTTAGCGGACTCGATGGCGATGAACGGAAGATGATCGATACCACCATGACCAAGCTGCGCTCTCTTGTAGAACGCACTGGTATCTCATTGTTTCTTGTATCACACTTACGGAGGACTACATCCGATGTCAACCATGAAGAGGGAGCACGCGTCACGCTCGGCCAGCTACGAGGATCCGCTTCTATTGCTCAACTCAGCGATGCGTGCATTGCACTTGAGCGAGATCAGCAGAGTGGATCTAAATCAGGCTCTACGACTGTGCGAGTCCTTAAAAATCGATATTCAGGCGAGGTTGGTGTCGCCTGTCAACTGAGCTACGATCTTTCTACCTGTAAATTCAATGAAACCCAAGCAGAACCAGAGTTCGACCCAACAACAGATTTCTAAACCTAATCCTCCCACGCCAGAGATGGTAGAGCGTGCACAATTTGTAGACAAAACTTACATCTGGAGACATGCTCGTATTCGATCTGGAGACTGACGGATTTTTAGATGATGTTACCTGTGTTCACTGTCTTGTCATCTACGACTCAGAAACTGACGAGACCATTTGCTACAACGATCAAGGCTCTTGCGAGCCGATCTCCCGTGGTGTACAGCGCCTTGAGGATGCTGAAATCATTGCCGGACACAACGTTATCGGCTATGACATACCTGTGCTCCGTAAGATTTACGCGTGGTTCAGCCCCACCGCCTTGGTTGTAGACACACTGCTTCTGTCACGCTTGTTCCACACCGACATGCTTGATGTGGATCGCAAGCACAAATGGAAGCACATGCCTCTGCAACTGCAGGGACGCCACTCACTCGAAGCCTACGGCTACCGCCTGGGCGAGTACAAGGGCAGCTTCGGTAAAGAGGCTGACTGGAAAGAGTGGAGCCAAGAGATGCAGGACTACTGCGTCCAAGATGTCAACGTTACAGTAAAATTATGCGACCATTTCCACCCTTACCTGATTGGGTCGCGCTAGAGCATCAAGTTGCACAGATCCTCACCCAACAACAACTGCATGGATGGTATTTTGACACAGAGGCTGCATGGAAACTTGCATCTTCTCTCAGAACAGAACTTGAAGAAACTTATCAGTTACTACGCGACAGGCACCCTTTCGTCTTTGGATCAGAGTTCACTCCTAAACGAAATAACAAAACATCTGGATACGTCGAAGGATGCTCATTCACAAAGCTCAAGGAACTAAATCCTACTTCACGAGACCATATTTCATGGATCCTGCAAACATTTCATGGCTGGAAGCCGAAGGAACTGACACCTACTGGGAAGCCCATCATCGACGAAGTGATTCTCAAGGATATTGGGACACCGATTGCGATGGATTTTCTGAAGTGTCTCGATATTACGAAGAGCTTGGGGATGATCTCGGAAGGCACGAACGCATGGCTGAAGCTATGTACGAGTGCTAATCGTATACATCATCACTGCTCAGTAGCTACAAACACACACAGATGTGCACACCGTAAACCAAACCTGGGGCAGGTAAAAAGTGACCAAGAATTCAGACAACTATTTCAAGCATCCCCTGGTCAAGTTATGGTGGGTGCCGATCTTAGCGGTATCGAGCTTCGGATGCTCGCACATTACCTCGCTAAATATGATGCGGGACGCTACGCGGATGTACTACTCAACGGAGACATCCATCAAGTCAACGCAGACCGAATTGGAATCAGCAGGCGCCAAGTTAAAACAGTCACTTACGCCTTCCTCTACGGTGCAGGTGACGCCAAAATTGGACACTCCTTTGACTCTTCCTTAAATGATCGCGATGCGAAACTACACGGCAAGGAGATCAGGCAGGCGTTTGTTTCTGCTATTGATGGACTTGCGGAACTTTTGGAGGCAATCAAAGCGGCGGCTCAGAAGGGCTCTGTCAAATCTATAGACGGACGCAGGATCGCTGTTGATAGTCCACACAAAGCTTTGAACTACTTGCTCCAATCAGGAGCTGGTGTGGTTGCGAAGCGTTGGATGGTCATCAACCACGACAACATCAAAGAGTTGTGTTGTTCACAGCTCGCTTTCATACATGACGAATTACAATTTGAATGCCACCCCGACCATGCCGCAGACCTATCAGCATCCCTGGTACGCTGCGCTGAAGAGGCTGGCAGATACTACAACATGCGACTCCCAATCGCAGCCGAAGCCACCAGCGGTAAGACCTGGGCAGATACACATTGATGAAGTTACTTATTGACGCAGACTACATTGTCTACAAAAGCTGCGCTGGAGCTGAAGAGGACTACGATTGGGGCGATGATGTCGTCATGGTCGTTAGTCGGTTCTCCGATGCGATGAAGAACGTACAGCGAGAGCTGACGAAGATTAAAAATGAGTTTATGTGGGACACACCCGAACTGGTGCTGTTCTTTTCTGACTCTAAAAATTTCCGCAAAAAAATTTACCCCGATTACAAGGGACATCGGAACAGAAAAAAGCCCTGCGCTTACAAACGTGTCATTGACGCACTACGAGATCAGTACAAGGTCATCCGTATGGCCGAGCTGGAAGCAGATGACGCCATGGGAATTTATGCTACGGCTAATCCTGGTAACATTATTGTATCTCCTGATAAAGATATGCGTCAAATCCCTGGTAGACTATTCAACCTTGATGAAATGGTTGAAGTTACTGCAGAGGAAGGACGACGTTGGCACCTGATACAGACACTTGCCGGTGACCAGACTGATGGTTACAGTGGCGTGCCTGGTATTGGAGTCAAGCGTGCTGTGTCTTTGTTTGAAGAGCACGGTTACAACTGGGACACCGTAGTCACTGCCTTTGCTGACAAAGATCTAGATGAAGATGTTGCACTCACCAATGCAAGACTTGCTAAGATTCTCACTTGTGACGATTATGACACCACACGAAACAGGGTCATACCCTGGACCCCCACCTCCGGTGATCGACCTGACGATGGAGCAGCAGTTCAAGCTACGGAGGATCAAAGACCTGCTGCCTGAAGCTGACAAAGAGGACATCATCACCCTCTTTGAAGCATTGCAGCATCAGAACTTTGTTCTTTCCAACACTGTCTCTAACCTAGTCAAACAATGGCCGACTCACCCGCCCACTACACACGAGGATCCATAGAAGTCTGGGACTTCATACGGGATCAAGAACTAAACTATCACCTCGGCAATGCTATTAAATATATTTGCAGAGCCGGTTACAAAGGTGATAACACAAAGGCTCAAGACCTTAAAAAAGCTATCCACTATCTTGAAAATGAACTCCTACATACACACGAGCCTCATGGACCAAGCGGAGCAGTTCCGATCCGCCTACTCACTGACGACTGGGAAGGACCGTCGGACTGGTCAGAAAGCTTTGATCGATGAAGAGTGGTCAGAGTT